TCAATTCATCTTGTGTAAGTGTAGCAGTTCCTGATACATCTTGGAAATTAACATCACCCGCCCATACATCTTTGGATTTTTTCAATTGGTTCGTATTGACATTGAAAACTGCCGATAGGTCTGCAATTGTTTTACCAGTATATGACGTATGCCAGATAACTCCGACCTTGGCTGCCTGCATCTGTTTTGCGAGAGGCTGGTCCGTTGGTACAGCATAAGTGATAGTATTAGGTGTAAAGGTAATATATTTGTCACCGTCGATTGTCTCTTTCTTAATGTCTGATTTAACAAACATAAAGTCACCCTGCCAGATACCTTTGATTCCTAACTGAGGAAAGTATTTAAGAGCGATTTTCATCTTGTCTGCTAACTGGGCCGCGTGGCCGTGATTAGCATCAATATCATCATCGGTGTAATTAATTTTTGGAGTCTTATTAAATAGGGCTTTGGTTGCTACAAAGAACTGTCCGTTCTCAGGATTAATCCCTGCAATAATAGAAGGTGCACCATCTACTTTACTGGTGATATTTAGTCCCTTTTTAGTATTTCCTTGAAGCGTTTTAATAACTCCGTTTAGAATTTTAAGGGCTTCTACTCCACCTTTATATCCATCATTAAAGATTGCATCTTCCAAATGAGATAGGTGGGTCAGTTTTTCTTCTGCAAGATATGTTTTAAATTTTATCATTTTTTCAACTTCATTTTAAAGCCCAGTTTATTTCCAGATGAGTACCCCGGCCAACCAAAGGTAAAATCTGCTTCTTTAAAGTAATTACTCTCAAATGTCATCTTGGCTGAAAGCACGTTTACATTCAATTGAATAAGTGTAACTTGTCTCGCCACATTTGTCAATGATTGTTTTATCTCTTTATCGTTATTTAATATCTTATATATTGTTTCGCCAAGAGGAGATAGAATAAATCGAGGCTTATCTCTTCCCTCTAAGGTTTTCTTTCCTGGCATAGAATACTTTTTATGCCAAGGCTGTAATATTCTCGCCAATTCTGCATTCGTATAGGCATCAGTAAATCGTTTAATGGAATCCACGGTAATTTGGTCTGGATTCACTTTTAAAATTTTACTAAGGTCTTTAATAACATTCGTTTTCAGATATTGATGGAGAACTAACATTTGCTCTTTTGCACCAAATTCGGCTACTATATTGAATACCTGCAATGCCTTTTCTTTTGAGTGGTCAGCGTTGGCTGTCTTGGCTCTATTCTTAATAGCATCAATAATATTCTTAATTGTTACCTTACCACCGCCACCAGACTTAACTGATATTGGATATTGTATGCCCATTCTAACACCATAGAAATCAATCAGTTTTTCATTTGATGCGGATGGGAAATATGCTTCTCTGAATCTCAAGCCATTCATAGCCCATATAGCAGATAATATCTCACCGAAATCAGCGGAAACTTTAGCCAAGTCTTTCTTCTCGAAATTTAAATCCTTCAGAGATATACTTTTAGACTTAGTGTTTGCTAACTTCATCAGTTTAATTAGTTGTTCAGCAGTATCGCCTTCTGGATACTTGGCTTTAAGAGCCGTCTCTGTTTTACGGATTAGGTCTTTTTGATTGACTTGTAGGCCTGCTAGACCTAAAGTATCTGGTGTTAAATCTTTATTAGCAAAGATTTGTCCGCCAGATGAGGTTTGAGATATTTCAGAGTTCACCCAATATAATTCAGTTCCTTTGGGTATCTTATCATCAATATCTTTAATTGCTTTAAGTGTATATGTTTGATATTTGTCACTTACAATAATTGGAGCATCTTTAACTGATAATCCAAGTCCACTGAAAAAAGCGGAGTATGCTTTGGCATCTCCTTTCATTGCGAACCGAATGTGATAATCACCACGACCCGAACCAATCTCTTTAATACCTTGCGTCTTTAGAACACTGGCAACAAAAGATTTAAGCGCCTTAGTCTCTGGCGCAGTTGCCTCGGTTATGTAGGACTTAAAATTAATCATTAACAGACCCTTAGTATACTTCTATTCTCTCATATTTATAAGAATTACATTTTGAAATCGTCAAACTTCTTCTTTCGACCACCAGCAAAGATTGACTCTTTATCATTAGGATGGACATATGGGCTTGTGGATGAACCACTATTACCAATAATATCTTCCTGTGCTGATTGCTCGGCATCGTACCATTTCATCTTAGGCTTGTCTATTCCTATAACGAAACGTCTATTTTGTGCGATATCACCGTGGCGATTCTTCAACTGTTTGACCATAATCTGATTAAGTTCTTCTAACTCTTCTGTCTGAATAAGCGCCAGGAAGAGGTCAGCGGTCGCAGGCAGACCGAAACTTTCAGATGTATCTTCTAGCCCAACATCAGAATTACCGAATCCAGAGCGTGTGGTCTGTGTTGCTGACCAGACTGGAAGATTGAATTCTACTGCTAGTCCACGTAATTCTTCGGCAATTGCTTTGACATATGTATAAGAATTGACCGAGTTTGAACCCGCAAGTCTTTGAGATGCACAAATGTTCAGATAATCAACATAAATGATATCTGGCTTGAAGGTTTTCTTCAGAGCCAGTTCATTCAATAGGTGTCTGAAATGACCAGTATGAGCCTGTGATGTAGGGAATTCCTTGATGATTAATTTACCTTTAATTTTAGATTTAAGGGCATTCATCTTTTTATCATATATTGGCTTTGTAAGGTCTTTCAGATTATCTAATTTTATGTCGAGTAGATTTGCATCAATACGTTCGGCAATCTTCTCTTCTGCCATTTCCATTGTGACATAAAGGACATTCTTTCCTATCGTCAAATTAGCGGCTGCCATATGACACATACCAATTGTCTTACCGACACCAGTACCTGCCATCAGGATATTAAGAGATTTACGAGTAACTCCGCCACCTGTAATCTTATTCAGATATTCAATATCAAAGGGAATCTTCTCCTCTTTTGCGTGGTAAAAATCAAATCGCTCATCCGAATCCTCTAAGAAATCGTGACCAACGTGATTATCAAAGGTGACACCAAGGGCATCTGCCAATAATTCTGGTATTGCTCCTTGGCTTTGGTCACCCTTTTTACCATCAATAATTTCAATTGATTCCATAATGGCGTTGTAGACTGCTTTGTCCTTACAGAACTTTTCAGTCTCATCGAGGAGCCACTGTTCGTTGTTATCAACTGCATCAAGAGAACCAATTAATGCTTCGGCGTCTGTATAGACTGAAGCATTTAAATCCTCTCGTTCATCAATTGCAATTCCTAGTGCCTCTTTCGAGGGCACATCATTATATTTCGAGTAGAACTTTTGAATTTCCGTAAACACAACCTTTTCGGTATTGTCTTGGAAATATTCGTCCTTGAGAAATACAATGACTTTCCGTGCAAACGCTTCATTATGAATGAGGTTTGATAATATCGTGGATTCTATATTCACGTATTCAGTTCTTTCTCAGCGTCGGCTACTGCAAATTGGAGGGCTTTCTCCACTTGTTCTTTAACAATCATATTCACCTCTTTATCATAATGTTTTTTGTCAATAGAACTTTCTTCTACAAAGTTATATCCATAAGTCATTGTATCACAATCATCACTAAGTTGCAAGTCATATATTGCGAACATAGTCTTATCTTTAACTTTAATATAAAAGATGTCGGACGTTGTAGGCTCACTCATCGGCTTCAACGGCCTCCGGAGCATCAATCATTTGTTCATTGTCATCATCAATAGAGGACATTAAGCCAGAACCAATTGCATATGTTTTTTCAACATAATCTTTAAACTTCTTGGTATCAAGAATTCCCTCCCAAAAGTCTTTACTTTCAGTGGCGGTTTGGCGAACTTTTGAATCATTAATCTCACCAGTTTCCATATCTACTTTTGAATACCAACCCATCGTAGGTTTGACTACAAAACCACCTTCAAGAGCAACTTCAAGTAGACCAGAATACTTCTTAATTCCGCCTTCCCACGTTACACTAATAGGGATTTTGCTTTTCTCTTTAACAAATCGAGACTTCTCAACATTGATGATAAAATCGTATCCTTGGATATCTTTATCTTTCTTGACTTGTCTACGACCAATAATCCATACGTTATCAGCCGAGTACATAACTCCTGTACCACCTGATACAACTTGCTTAGAAAACATTTCTTGGGTTTCGTATGTGTGATTGATTGCTACGAGTGGGATATCTCTCAATGTTAGATATGGGGTTACCATTCTAAATAGAGACTTTAATTGTTTTGCCCGTGTCATATCAGCAACACTCTTTTCGTTCTGAGCGTCCTCAACTTCTTTCTTAGAGGCGAGATTACCAATAGAATCAATCATAACGAATACGTTATCTTTAACATCCATTGCATCTAATTGCTTAACAAGGTCAAATTTCAATTCTTCGACATTCTTGATAGGTACGTGGAGTACTCGGTCAGTATCGATTTTTAGAGAGGAGAAGTAACTCTGAGGTGTACCAAATTCTGAATCGTAAAACAATACAATCGAATCTGGATATCGGTCCATATACGCTTTAGCCATAAGAAGGCCGAAAGCAGTTTTAAAGTGCTTTGATGGTCCCGCAAGAACAGTAAGTCCTCGAGTAAGTCCACCATCAATCTTGCCAGATAAGGCTACATTGACCATTGGAACTGAGGTTGAAATTTCTACTTTGTCGTTAAACAAAGAAGATTTGGTTAGTTGGGTCGAGGTAAGACTACCAGCCTTCTTTAGGCGGTCAAGTAATCTCATCTGTGCCACTTTAGCGTCACTCATATAAACATCTCCATAATGTATTAAACTTTCAATTGTGTATATTATACACCATTCTACCTACATTGTCAACCCTTTTTTACATTCTTTTAACAGGATTATCTCTTAGGTCTTGTAGGTCAAATGGTTTTCTTAGGTTACCCCAACGGGTGAAGTAAATGATAGGATACTTGGGGAACATCTTAATGAACTCAGATGTGGTAACACCCATAGTTTTTGCGACCGCAACGTGGTCTGTAGGAACAGTTCCTTGGCCAAATATATCCCGGGCTTCAATCAAGGTATCTATTCGCTTAATAGTTGCTTGGAAACCATTCAATGCCATAATCTCAGAACAAATTGCCTCTGACCATTGTTCACCAATGATATATCCATCTTCATCAGTTTCAAACGCTTTATCGGACTCAATTGCACCGAATTTTTGTCGGACGCCAAGGTTAGCAATATTCTCTTGAAAATTTCTTGTGAATTCTTCAAAGTTTTTACCAACACTGGCATTCTTTACATCATCTAAATTTATTTTAGCCATATCTATTCCCTATCCAAAAAATGATTCAAGCGTACTTTTCTCTTCCCAATCCCAACCGATTGGCTGGAGTACACCCTCAAGAGGAGAGAGGAACGCTTTTTCAAATTGTATATCATAATCCACCCATCTATCAACTCCGAATTCAGGTGGGATGCCAGTTAGAAAGGCAATCGCATTAGACCCGTACGGGTTAGGCGTTTTTAAATACACAAACTTTAATTTTGAGCCGTCACCAATCTTCTCAGCATTCTTAATATCGTGTTTCTTCAGCAAGGCATTATAAACTTTGGCTGCCCTGGCGTGAATTGGCACTGATTTTGTTGCGTGTTCATACTTAGTATAATCACTCAATCCTCTAGGAAAAGATATCTCAGAGATTGGTAAAGTTGCAAACTCTTTCTTATATTTATGCACGAGGTCTTGTAATTGTACTTCGGTACCTGTCAGAACTAAGTTAACTGCTTCTTTCAGTTTACCACGTACATTCGATGGTGTAGAAGATTTAACAATCTCCATACCCATAACCTTCATTTTAGGCTTTGCGTATCTAACACCTTCGTTATCATAAACATTCAATGCGTATCGTTTCTTGGCTGTCCAGACTGCCTTATCAGCAATTACTTCTCTGCCCATAAA